TTAAACCATAGTGATAATCCTAATTGTGAATTATTTGATGAAGATGATTATAAAAAATTAAAAACTATTAAAAAAATTGAAATGGGTAGTGAATTAACTATTACTTATGATTTTAAAAACTTTTACAAACCTTAAAAGACTCCCGCAAAATAATTTGGATACCTGAAGAATCTTTCGTATATTTAGGTATATTTAAAAAATATAAATAAAGGTTATGAGAACATTATTATTATTTACATGTATTGCTTTTATCTTTACATCTTGTGAAAAAGATGAAGGGTATATTAATCCAGAATCATTTCTAGAACTTTCTACAGATTTAGAATATGATGGGAATATATACACATATAATTATCCCACAAATGATAGTACTTACGCAAGTAATAGTTATATTAAGGTTGACTTTTTATCAATACCTCAAGAAAGAGTATTTTGGTCATCTCCAGATCAATTTTATACTATAGCGTGGGCAGATACCATTTGGGATGAATGTGTTAATTATAGTACTTATGCAAATGATGATGGTATAGGACACCAAATGGTGTATGTAAACCCACAATTTTTAGGAGATACTTTAAATATAATCGCCAAAGTTAATAATTATGGTGATGAAATAGAAAAAGAAATATTAATTAAAATTCAGTAAAATTATGAAAAAAATGCCAGCAATTTTTAAATTAGAAATTCCATTTTATTTATTAGTAATAGGATTATTAATGATGGAAAAAGGAAATGTAGGATTAGCAATAGTATTATTTTTAATTGGATTTTTTAGATTATGGACTAATTCTTTAAATGATGAATAGAGATAAATTATATAGAAAAATAACATTAATACAAGAATTGTTTGAAAGCGGACAATTTGGTGAAGGTATGAGAGAATTAGAGCTCTTAAGACAAGAAATTCATGGTATTAATACAAGAAAATGGTAAAGCTCCTGCGCAGTAACTTGGCTCCCCAGGAAATCTTTCGTATATTTAGGCAAATAAATAGGTTATAAATTTAAATTAAATAGTTATGATTAATAAAGATCAAATTCAAGAAGCAAAGTATTTAAGTAAAGCAAACATTAAATCAATTGCACCCTCAGTTTTTACTGAAAAACCATCAAACGAAGTTTCTAAACATTACACACATATCCCTACTGAAAGGGTTATTGATGATATGGAAACTTTAGGTTGGAAAGTTATAGATGCTAAAGAAGTAAAAGCAAGAAAACAATCAACTAAATCGTTTCAAAAGCATTTATTAACGTTTAGAAATGATGATATTGTCATTAATGGCGATGATGGTGATACAGTTTATCCTCAAATTTTATTAACTAACTCTCATGATGGGAAAAATGCATTTACCTTTACTGCGGGTTTATTTAGATTAATTTGTGAAAATGGATTAGTTATTGCTGATGAAAAATTTGAAGACGTTAAAATGCGTCATATGGGTTATTCATTTGAAGATTTACAGGATATGATTAAAGATATGGTTGAAAAATTACCATTAACTGTAGAATCAATGAATAAAATGAAAGCAGTTGAACTTGAACAAGCTGCAGTTTTAGATTTTGCTAAAAAAGCACTAAATTGTAGATTTACAGATCAAGAAATGAATAGAATTTCTATTGATTTAGATTCATTTATTACTCCTGTAAGACCTGAAGATTCAGGAAAAGATCTTTGGTCAGTATTTAATGTAGTTCAAGAAAAGTTAATTGAAGGAGATTTCGATTACCGTTCAGCAGGTAAAGCTAGAAAAGCTCGTGAAATTAAAAACTTTAAGCAAGATATGAAGATTAATAAAGGTCTTTATGAATTAGCTCTTGAATATTGTTAAAATGGTCTATCATGTGTTCTACCGCGTTGTAGATGTAAATCTCTTCTGAAACCAGCCATAAGCCCGTAAGGGCTTTTGGTGGTGAAAAAATAAAGATTATGGAAAAAAGTACAATTTTTTGGAAAGATGGGTTTGAAGGTAATGCTACAGGAGGATATTATTTTAGAGCATTTGATTTAGTTGAATTCTTTAAACGATTAAAAGCTGATGGAAAAGAAGTAGTTGCTTTAGAATTTGATGATTCAAATAATGTTAATGTAATAATAAAAGAAGAAATTAAAAGCACTTAAAATATGACTAGAAACGAACAAGAATACTATCATAATGTTAAAAAAATTAGTGAATCATTAGAAAGTATAGCACATTCATTAGAAATAATATCAGAAGTTAATATTAAAGTTAATGCTGATATAGAAGATTCTTTTGAAAGAACTGAAAGGGAAGAAATTGAGAGAGATTTATTTAAAGATGAAGAAGGATATATTCCTTTCCCAGAAGTAGAAGATTCTTATGATAACTCTGATTATGATGGGGATAGTTAATAGATCTTTAATATATTTATAGGGACCGCTAGTACTTATATTAGCTGCTTATTTGGACCCGGGTTCGACTCCCGGCATCTCCACTAAAAAATTTACACGATATGGGGATGTAAAGGCATTTGACAGTAAGTAAGGGTATAAGGAAGGTCAACACGCAATTAACTGGCGAACAAGTTGAACTAGCAATGGCTGCCTAAGAGGTACCCAGCGCTAACGGCAAACAAGGATCATGTCGTCAAAATCCTAGAGAGCAACTTCGGTTGCTCTTTTTTACTTTAGTTTGGTTATTATTAAATCCTTGGTTATATTTATTAATGTTATGAGTAGAGTAGATAAAATTGAAAATAAAATATTAGAACTTAAAAATGAAATCATTTCTTTAACTAAAATTGAAGAAGAATTATGGTCTTATCATCCTAATAATCCTGATAGAATAGATGTAAAAGATAGCTATCAAAAAATTAAGGATAATATCTATGATTTAGAATTAAAAATTGAAGAAAAAGAAGAACAGATTTTAATAATTAAAGAAGAAGGAGATCTTTCTGATCCTGATTGGAAAGGTTTTGATCATAGTAAAAACCCTCATAAAGAGAATTAAAATGGCTTGGGAAGATTTTTGGTGGGATGTTACTGAAGACATCAAAAATAAAGGACTTCAAAAGGAATTTGATGCTCAATTAAAAAAAATGAGTCATCAAGATAAGCATAAGTATAAGGATACTAGGGATAAATGGGCTTATGCTTGGAGTAAAGTTACAAGTAGTTATAAAGAAAATAACCCATCGAAAAAGTAAAAAATCCATATATTTTCTATATTTATAATAAAATGATAAATGTAGATAACATATTTGGACTATTTGGATCACATGATGATTTTAATGGTACAGATACTGATAGAGCTTTTATCGATTATAAAAATACTCCTCTATATTGGGTAGGAATGTATAAAAAATTAGTATTAAATCATATTAATTTCAATAAAAAAATCCTCAACTTTTTTAAAAAATCAAATTCTGAATTAGATATTATTGATATGAAGGAAGCTGGAGAACATATTGTTTATAGTAAAGCTTGGAATTGGATTAAAAAAATTAATATAGATAATCCCTTACATCTTGATGCTATAGATCATTATAAAGATGAATATTTACAAACTTCATTAGAATTAGGGATTTCATATTGGATAGAAACTGAAGAATATGAAAAATGTGCACATCTTCAAAAAATTATTGATTTTCTTCAAACATAATTTGGCTACCACAAAAAATATATTTATGTTCCCGATACGGGGTTTTGAGAAATTAAAGAGATTAAGGAAACAAGGGGGTTAGGGATAATAATAACATTAATTATAATAACAATAACATGATAGGAAGAGACACAATAACCAGAGAAATTGAAAGAATTGAAGGTAGACTAAAAGTATTAGATACTATGTTAGGTCGACCAGGTGCATCAGCACAAGATTTTAGAAATGAAATCCAAAATATTGAAGATAAAGTTGGAAATTTAAAAGCAATGGTAGCTAGAGAACCATTTTCAGGACATGAAATAAATACCAATTCAAATCTTAATAGATAATAAAAAATAAAAGTTATGAAATTATCAGCAGAACAAATCCAAGATAATTGGAATGTATTTACTAGTAATATAGAAAAATACATAACAGGAGATAGAAAAGAAAAATTACTAAATTTCTATACAAAATTCTCAGAACGTTTAATATTAATGCCAGCAGCTCATAAAAAAGAGTATCATAATGCATTCCCAGGTGGATATGTAGATCATGTTAATAGAGTAGTTCGTTGTGCTCTTAAACAATATGAATTATGGAAAGATGAAGGTGCAGATGTTACTACTTTTTCAGTTGAAGAACTTATATTTTCTGCTATTAATCATGATTTAGGTAAAATGGGAGATGAAGAACAAGATTCTTACATACCTCAGACTGATAAATGGAGAAAAGAAAAATTAGGCGAAGATTATATGTTTAATAATAAAGTCCCTTTTGCTTCAGTTCCAGATAGAGGTTTATTTTTATTACAATCACATGATATCAAATATACTTTTAATGAAATGTTAGCTATTCAAACACATGATGGTTTGTATGATCCTGCTAATGATAAGTATTTAAAAGGATGGATGCCAGAACAAAAACCAAGAACTGCTTTACCTTTTATTTTACATCAAGCTGATATGATGGCTGCAAGAATCGAATTTGAAAAAGAATGGCTTCCTAAGTTTTCTAGAGATAACTTGGTTACTCAAAAA